AAACAAGTTTTTCGTTCCAAGGTGGTCTAACTCTATCGTGAGCCCATACCCCCATTTGATAAAGAACAACTTGTTTGCCTCTTTTCTGTGTTTCTATAATTCTCTCTAACCATCCTTTTTCTTTTATTTCACACCAGACTACAACTCTATCTGCTTCTTTGTATCCAGAAAGAAGAACGTGATTTTTCTTTAATCGTTCAATTACTTGGTCAAGAACACAATTCCAATTATAAACTGCAATTTTCATTTTCTTCTTATTTTATCTAACCAACCCTTGTTTTGATTAAGAACTTTTAATCCACCTTCTTTTTGACAAGCCACTTCCCAGTCTATTGCAACTCTCTCCAAACTGCGATTTTCCTTTACCCAGTTTTGTTGGTCTTTGGCTAACTTCTCTCTAAAGTCTTTATCTACGATTAACCTTTCTAATTTGTTATACCAATCCTTAAATGTGTTATTGGCTAAATATGTACATTCTGATTTGTATGGCTCTACATTAGATGCCAGACAAGGCGTACCAACTGCTGCATATTCGTAGAATTTCAAACAAGATTTTCCGTGATTAAATTCAGTATCCTCTAATGGTGCTATTCCTATATCAAAGTCAGCCATACTTAATTTCATTGGATTAATTTCTGGTAAAAAGAACGGAAGGTGATACATCTTGATTTTCTTTAATTTATCATAGAATGCTAATGCTTCTTTAAAATAATCATTCTGTTCTGGTTGTAAATTTTGTGAAAGAATTTTTTGACAAGATAACATTTCACTTTCAAAATCTCCTCCAGTCACCCCTTGTAGAACAAATGTAAAATCGTACTTCTCGTAAAGTTTTTCTAATACATCTACTATTATTGTGAGGTCTTTCCAATGAGAAGCCGCACCCATATATCCTATAATTAGCTGGTCGTGTTCGTGTGGTCTTTCCTTGTAATCATTAAAATCTATTGAATTAGGACAAATAAATACTTTTTTTCCTTTCACTAACTTTTGTATTTTCTTTGCTATAAATTTACTTGGGGTTATTACTGCATCTGCTTCCCTTATCATTCCTTCATATTGGTCTTTAAATACATTGCCTACGTGTCTTGATGGATTAGATGGGTCTACTGCCCAAATATCATCATCCAAATCATAAAGAACTCTTGTTCCTTGTTTTTTGTATGCTTTCATTAGGTCTATTGGGTGTGCCGCTTCAGGATAAATCCTACCAAATATAACAGTAGAAGGGTATTCCATAAACTCATCAGGCATTGATGTTCCAATAACTATCTGTTTAGTACCGTGTCCTCTTCCTTCAAGACCTTTAAAAGGAATATTAACTCGGTGATACCAAATACCAGACTTCCAACACATACTACTTTCAAGTACATATAAAATTCGCATAATGGTTATTTTAAGTTAGTAAAGTAGTCTATGAATAATTTAATCTCCTTCAACCTTTGTTGTTTTTCGGCTAATTCTGGTCTTCTTGCTACTTGTCCATCTAAAATCCTTTTTATAATCCATTGTTCCAAAACAAGTTCAACCTCATAATCCATTTTATATCTTCTGATTAAATTTTTAATCACCTTTCGCTTTATTCTCCAGTTTTTAAATTGTTCTAATATATTAAGTGCTTTTTTTATCATATTTTATAATGTGTTATCGCTTCCAGACGCTATCAGGTATTCTCCGTCTGGCTAATACCCGATAAACGATAATTTCACAAGAATTATTATGTGTCTTTAATCGTAACGTTCCTGCCTCTTCCTCTATTTTTCAACGCAACTCCTGCTCCATAAACTGTCCAGGTAATAAAGTTAGACCCAATCTTATGGTCGCAAGGTCTAATCTCTAATGCTGGTGCTCTTTGTAAGACTAAGTCAATGACTCCTTTCTTTCCAAAGTAATGGGCTGTTCCTGTAGTAGCTGAACCAGCTCCTGAAGGTCCACCCAAAGCGGCTATGGACAACGCACTTGTTTCTCCAGATGGTAGATTGTTGGAAATATATATTTCAAAACCCATAAATTTACCAGCATAACCATTCTTTAAAGTTGCATCAGCTGAATTAAATCCAACTGCTGTTCCTTTAATGTCTATGTAAGACGCCAATGTTGGAGAGATAACTGCACACCAATCACCTGCTTCCTCAACATTATTCTGTCGGAGAACTTTACGAACTCCTGCGAAAATGTCAATTATGTTGGTACTTGCGGCTGTTATAACACCGTCATCAGTGCTGTTATTGATATGACCCATATCAATACAAGACAATCCTACTCCCGCTGCACCAGTGATTTTGCTGAATGCAAATGTATCAATAGCATTGCTTAATTGATAACCTGCTTGTCCAGCTAATTCTACTGCAACAGAAACATTGGTTTGTAACTTGTTTACATCGTCTACATAAAAAGTGCAATGTTTAAAAGTTGAAACGTTGATTGTATCGAAATCCCACTCTTGGTTGGTAGCGGTCAAATCAGTTCCAGGGGTGTATGTCTGTGCAGACAAATCACCAAATCTTGGAAGTTGAATGGCTTTACCTACTGACAATTTGTCAGCTAATCTGGTATTACATACTTTCAAGGCAACTAATGTCTTGTAAAGTGGTTGCTGTACCATATCAGACCAAATCGTAGGATTTATAGCAGATACATCATTACTTACTGCATCACTCATTTTATTTTCTTACTCTAATTAATCAAAGAGATGTAAAATCTCTTCTCGGATTTAAAGGATTCCACCCATATTTATTGAGTAGTTTTTCTTTATCCTCCTGAGTTTTAGCTGATTTGAATTCATCAACTATAGATAATTTTTTATCTACTTCTCCTTGGTTTGTATTAGGAATAAGTGATTTTTCTTTCTCGACTTTTTCTCTATGTGCTCCTTGCCAAAGAATATAGTCTTCGTCCTTTCTTAATTCAGAAAGTGATTTACCTGTAATTTTGTGTTCATACGCTAACTTCTCTTTCTCTTTCTGGTCTAAACCTTCAAGAGACGCAGAGATGTCTATATAATCACCAACATCAAGTGTTGCCTTAGAGGTATCCTTTTTAACTTTTTCTATTTCTTCGGCGTGCCTTTTCTCAAGTTCTTCAGATTTTGTTCTGAAGTGTTCCTTTTGAGCCAAAGCTGATTCTAAATCTTTTGATTTTTGTATAGCAGTTTTCTCTGCCTCATCTACCATCTTTAGTGCTGATAAACGAGATTGCTGTGCATCATCAATAGTGCCAGCAGTTTCAAGATTTTGGAGTTCTTGGAACTCATTTTGGATTTTTTCTTCCATAATATTTTCATTTTTAAGAGTTTTGTCTCTGTTTCATTTTTTAACGAGGTTTTGTCCTCATTTAATACTATTTACTTATATTGGTTTGGTACTTTTTCTCTTTCTGGTTTATTTTCTATTCTTCTAATAAAATCTTTTAATATTTTTTCAGCATTTTGTTTTCCCAATACATCTGACCAATCTTTGTGGGTAGAAATTTCATTCATCTTTTTTATTTCTTCGTTGAACCAATCTATCACTGTTTGTGCGTGTGGACTTTCTTTAAGTTGTTTAATTTTATTTTGGTCTATCATATTGTTGTTGTTTTTGTTCCTGGCGTTGGTGTTTGCATTTGAGGTTTTGATACTCCACCTCCTCCTTTTTGTCCCTGCATTTCTGTCATTTGCTGTTCTGGAGATTTTTGTTCTTGACCAACAATATCATTCAAATTTATTCCTCCATCTTCTGCTATTGAAAATATAATCTTCTTTTTAATTGGGTCTTGAAGTATCATTGGGTCAGCTTGAAGTGCTTGTAAGATTGCAAACTTAGTTGCGTTTCTTACTCTTGTATCCACACTTTCTCCAGTAATATCTATATCTATGTCGTATTTAGTATTTTTATAATAATCTTTTGGAAGTGTCTTTAACAATTCTCCACTTTTCTTTAATCCATTTTCTACAACAATGCCAATAATTTTAGCTTGTTCTCCATTTACAAAATTTCCCTTAATATATTGCTTGACTACTTCTTCTTGTACTAATTCGTCTTTAATCATTGCAATATATATGTCTAAATCTTTTCCTACTAATCTAATCGTATGTTCTTTGGTGGATTCTTTTTCCCACTGAGGAAGAATAACCTTAAAAATCATTTCCTTAACATCCATTGCTATTGTTTCCTGTATGGTTTCAAAATATGAAAGAGTCTGAGACATAGCAATCTGAGCCGAACCTAATGGTGTTCCTGCTGGTAATCTTTCTCCCTGAACTACATCATAAGAAAATGTAAGTTCATCTCTATTTTTCATCCATCTATTAAATCTATCGTTAAAGTGAGCAAGATTAACATCTTGTATATTAAGTTGATTTACATCTCCAGCAGAAGTATCTATCACATCTCCGTATCTATTTTCTCCCATATTCTTTCCTGCCATTCCTGGGTCTTGGCTCTTAAACAACACTATGGCTCTCCAAATAGATGCTTTGCTTAAAAGATTTTCTGACTCATTTGTATTTATTTGGGGTTCAAACAAAGTTTCTACTACTCCAATTCCTAACCATCTTCCTGGAATTTTTTCTAAATGATATTCCCAATAAGGATTTTCTTCTACTACATCTGATTTTAACTCTATTCCCCTATAAGGAATAACTCTTTGTGTCATTTGGTCTTCTTGGTCTACTCCGACATCTGCGATATACACTCGTCTATATTCCCATTTTTCTTCTGTTTTTACTTCTCCATATCTTTCATAAACCATAATATGCTTTACACCTGGCATTTGACGATATAGATTTATTGTTTCTTCAATTTTATCATTTTCCACACCCATTTCTTTCATCGCTTTTCTAAAACTAGCAACTGTGTAAGGGTGTTTTTCAATTATGTAATTTGCATCTTCTAAAGTATCAGCAGATTGTTCTACAATAAAATTTCTTAAATCAACAAAATAAAGATTTCCTTTAATTGCCTTTAAGACAACGCTTCCAAATATAGGAAGTTCATAGAATATTCTATTAAGAACCTTCCCAAATTGTTTATCTTTCATCCAAAACTTTAAGTCCCTTTCCATAAACCAAGTCTTCAGTGGGTTTCCACCATCAGCAGTAAGGATTCTAATATTCTTAGTATCAAAATCTATTGCTTTAGAAAATATCTTACAGGGATTTTTATTTATATTGTAGAAATATTTCTTATCACCATCTTCATCTATTTCACCTGATTGAAATTTAGAATTATAATAAAAGTAAATCTGTTCTATTGTTTGTTTTTGATTAAACAAAAGACCAGGTACAATTTGTATGTTCTTATTTTCAAATGACTGCTTTTCGTCATTTATCATTTTTAAAATATTATTTTCCATTTTATTTAGCCAAGTCCTTCCACTTTGGTAGGTCTTTTAATTCTTTATTTAATGCGAAATCTATACTTTGTATATTTAATTTCCAATCCACTCCGAATTGTAGTGGCTGATTAACATCTCCAGTGTCAATTATATTTATATTTTTCCAAGCAACTAATTTACCGTTAATGTCTACGTAATAAAATTTATTTACCCAGTAAGGTAGTCCAACTTTATCCAACTCGCTATCCACCATATCTCTTAACCTATAAGCGTCTTCTGCTGTTTCTACTCCTAAAATGTTGGATGGTATTAACCAAAAATCAAATCCTTCTATTCTTTTCTCCTCCAACATTCTTTTCATTCCCTCAATTCTGTGACACCCATCTATTATTAAATAATCAAAAACATATTGGTTATATGTTAAGACATTAAGGTCGTATCTTTCTTTATAATTTGGCAATTCATTTTTTCCATTTTCCCAATCAATCATTTTCTTTTCTAATGCTTTTCTGTCTGCGATATAATCTGGTCTTGCTACTCTTTTGTCGTTGTAATAAAACTTATCTATGTTATTTTTATCAATCCTTATTTTAATAACATTAGGTGCGTAATACATTTATGCGTAATTCTTTTTATATCCGTAATCTGGTTTTTTACCTTTCAAATTCTTTTTTTGCTTTTTAGAATCTTGTTCTATACGAAATATCTTTGCTGCCTTATCGCCTCTTTCAATTAATTTTTTACGATTTGATGGTGTATCAATCCAAAAATTGAAATCATCATATTCACTGTTTGTAAATATTGGCATATTATTTTAATTTAATAATCTCATCTACTAAACTATTTAATCTTTCGTTGGAATAACTTTGTGGGTCTCTATCAAATAATTTAGGAATCTTTACTTTTAATAAAGAAACTAATTGTTCCCTAACAAAATTATTCTGAACAGTTGTCGGAGAATAATCTATTATTTTTTCTACAACTTTTTCTACAACCTTTTTTACAACTTTTTTTCCTTTTGGCATATTTATTTATAACCGAATACCTTTTTTCTTGGTATTTTGGTTTCTTTAAATATATTTATTTCTGTTCTTAATGCTGACATTTCCCAAAATGCTAATAAAGTACTCATAACTCTATCATCGTGAAATCCTCTCTGTGCTCCTGCTCCTTGAAGTCTGGCTTCATCAGCCCAAACAAATGTTCCAAATTCTTCTATAGTCCTTTGGTCGTAAATCTTTGGAAAACCATTCTTCAACAAATTCTGAAAGTTAGATATTAACATTCTCTTCGTTGAATGGTTTGTTTTAAAACCTAATTTTTCAGTTGATTTGTACTTCTCTTTTGTATCAAATACTTGTCTTCTGTAAACATTTAAATCTTTAATGTTCTCCAATAATGCTCCACCTGCCTTATCATTAACTTCAACTACAATCTGTGGCTTGTTGTACTTGTAATATAACGTCTTAACCTTTTCTGCTAAAGCGTTAATCGGTACTTTGGCACAAAATGTTGCTACTAACTTACCTTCGCCACTAACAACAGAAATACTTGCTGGGTCTATTACTCCTTCGCTTGGGTCTACTCCCATTTTGTAAATTCCTGTTCTAACGTCTTCCCATACGGAAATACCTTCTTCTACTCGTAGAGGTGGCTTAGAATGCCAAATATGGCTATATCCAGAGAAGACTGACCTTTCGGTTAAACTATCTGGAGTCCACTTACCAAAAACATATCTGTCAATCCACTTTTGGTCGTGTCCTTCCATCTGCCTACGAATGTAGTCCTCGGGTAGATTGTCTTTGTTGTCTAACATAGAACTCATAAAAAGAGCACTCTTGTTATCCTTTTCAGTCCAAGTATCTCCCATCTTGACACATTTCCGCACAAACCAATGATAAGCCCAGAAGTTAGCAGGATTACAAGTACTATTACTTTGTCGTACTGGTACTTTTGCTAACCTTAGACGTGATTTCAAAGCATCAAACACGTCATATTCTATTTCTTCTAATTGGTCTATAAAGAAAGCCCCTAAATTCAATGACTTAATCTTTTGCTGTGCCTTTTTAATATCTCCCATATCCCCAGCCTGAAGTGCGTCTAAACCAAATAAGATAATCTGTGAACCATTGTTAAAGTTAAGTACAGCGTCTTTAACCCTGTGTTCATACTCTCCCATCGGTACTAACTCTAAAAAGTCAGGCAACCAAGCTCTTTCTATGTCAGCCAGTGTCTTTCTGCCTACTAATATCCTATTTCCAGGAAAACACTTAATAAACAAATACAATTTAATATTAAGAGCCAAAGTCTTTCCACTTCCGAAACCACCATTGTTAAGGCAATCATCGCTTGTAAGGTCAGATATAAAGTCAGATTGTGTAGGATTCAGCTTATAAAGTTTCCCATTAAGTTCAATCTGTTCAATTTTTTTACCATTTAAAATGAGCTTACCAATCTCTTCCCACGGGTCTTTAGTTGGTACTTCGTCTAATCTTTTTTTTTTACCTCTTCAATAGTGTGGCAAGTTAATCCGAGTGTTTCGTGTGTTTTACCTTCTTTTAAACAATCAGCACATATACAAACTAACGGATGAACTTTAACTCCGCAACCCGCACATTTCTTTTCAGAATCTTTAACCCTGTCTTCAACTAAAATGTTTTTATCAAGTTCTTCCTTTTGAGTAATTAAATCTTCGGCGACACTTGTGTCCGAAACAGGCGACACCGCCTTAATACGACGCTTAGAAGCCGTTTTGCGACAGTTAGCACTACAAAACTTGGCGACACCTCTTGCGTCTTCAAATTCTTTTTCACAAAATTGGCAATTCTTTAACATTTTGTTCTATTATAGTCTTAAATACTATTTACTTTTATCGTTCCCTGTGTTGTATTATAGGTTCGTTTTTGGTGTGTGGGACTGGGCTATATATATATTTCTCCCTCCTGTCGCCACTCGCCTACCTCCCCCCATAGTACGCTTTATGTATGTTATCCGAACCTTAATTAGTCAATTATAGTCGTAAAGTCGCACAATAAAGAGATTATAACGCTCTATATCGCTGTTTTATCGTTTTTTTTGTTTAAGTTTTAAATGATGTGAGTGTAGGATATACTAACTAACAACCTCTTTTCTTTATTACTCTCTATACTATCTCTATAAACTACGATTATAAACTATTACTTTAAAACGATATTAACCTGCTGGGCTTGTTGAGGGATTTTGTCGGGCTCTATCTTATCTATTGCTATCTTAATAGCATTATTCTTAGCTCCTTTGTCGTTGTCTTGGACTATGTTTTTTAAAAGCTCATCGGCTAAAATGTTTAGAGTTGTTTTATCTAACAACGCGTCTTTAAAAGATTGGACGCAGTTTTTATAGTTGTTTGTCCGTTCAAGATTAGTTATGTTTTCCTCTGTTATGCCTGCTATTTTACAAGCTTCAATGTCCTTTAGACCTCTTTGCTGGGCTAAAAATAACTTACCGCTTTTCATCGTAAAGTCAGGAGTTTTAGTTGTTTTTGATGTTTTACCCATATTTTGACGCATTTAAATGACCTGTGGCGAACGATTTGATATTGAGTTGATGTTTAGTACCTCTTTTTATTTTATAGTTATTTATCTATACACGAAAAAAAACAATAAGTCAACTATGCTGTTTTTAGTGCTATTGAGTTATCCACAGGACAGGGGGTTGACACGCTCAATATATTGAGATAAGATAGAAGTAGATAGGATTATTATATCGCTGGGCTTGTAAGTAGACATTGTTATTATTCTGAATATAGTTTAAAAACCCTTAGGGGTATCTATTGAATAATAGTGAAAGCTCGCCTTGTCGTATAACCGCAGATTTCAGGATTACGGGCAATTTATGCTTTACGCATCGGTCTTTTAAATCTTTTCTACGATAAGTAAAAGATAATATAATTAAAATAAAATAATAATATGAATGCTAAACAACAAAACTGCGAATGGAAATACAAACAGCAAAAGATAAAAAGAATAGAAAAGGTCGTTTTTTATCTTATTAGTTTAGGGTCAATAAGTTATTTCGGGGGTCAATACTTAATATATTTAATAAAATGAAATACTTTTTATGTTTAGCAATTATAGCAGAGGATATGCCGTCTTATAAGTTGATTATAAAAGCCGAAAATAAAGACAAAGCAATAAAGAAAATGAGAGAATATGCTGAAAAAGATTATGATGATTATTGTGGTTTTAGGGAGTTTGATATTTATGCTGATGAATTGACTCAGGATTATATTATTAAAAACGCATTTTAATTTTATGGAAAGCGAACTACTTTACAAAATGGTTTCGGGGGCAATATGGAGAGCTGGTTTTATGAAAGACGGGAATAGAGTCAAGCAACAAGCTAAAAAAGACACTTTAAAATTAGTCGCTTGTAATTTTATCGGGGTCTTTAAAAATAACAAGAGTTTTAATGAGAAAGAGTTTTTAAAAGCTTGTGGATTAAAATAACGCCTTGTAAGATTATCCTCTTTACGCAGGAGGATAATTTATAGGACATTATTCCTATACAATAAACGGGTGCTATTGCCGTTCTTTAAAAAATGAATAAACAGCAATTGATAAAAGCAATTTTAGAAAATTCTAAAATTCACCATAATATATACACAGATTATCATAAAATACGGAGGGCTATTGAAAATGCTAATTTAACAGATGATGAAAGAAATACTTTTAATCAGGATATGCAAATTGAAGGTGATATGATTGATGATTTTAAAAGAATGTTTGAAGATTTGAATTTTAATCCATTAAATGACAACGGCAACAGGAATTTGAATAACAATGACAGAGATGAAAAAGGAAGAGGTAAGTATTCTTTAAAAGGACAGATATGGACTTACGGCAGAATGGGTGCAACATTATACTGGGATGCCTATTGGAAGGGTAGCAATTCTGGGTTTGGGTTTATATATGATGAATATGATTTGAATGAAAAAGAGATATATGAATTAAAAGAGATTTTAAAAGATATAAACGGCTACAATGAAATGATAGATAACTTAATGACAGATTATTATAAAGAAATAGAATACAAAGGAAAAGAATACAAACAACAATTAAAAGATGAAAAAAAACAACAGAAATATGATGAATTTATCTCTCCCTATAATGTAAATCTTTTTGAATTATCTAAAATCAAAGACCAGTCAATTAAAAGAATAGCAATGTCTTTAATAAAACTATTGAAGATAA